TTTATCCATACGGGTTCATGTTGTCCTTAATAAAGATATATGAAATTCCCTTATATTATACAGTAATATGACCTTATGCTTAAAATACTTGGCTTATTTAAGAGATTTTAGTTTAGGTAGGGGTAGGGTAGGGTAGACAATTATCGTGCCTACAGTCTCATTTAGTGAATTTGTCGTTTTTCTTCTTCAACTTCAACATAACCATCTAAAAGCATCTTACAAATAGTCATATCAACCATTTCTGTACTAGAAAAAGTCTCAAATTTCATTTCTTCAATCATATTAGATATTATTTTGCAGGCAATGACATATCTTAGCTTAAAATTATCTTCAGACTCAGAATAAACCAATATTTCGTTTATTTCTTCATCTGTTAAATCTTCAAAATCAAATTCATCATCCATATTAATATCCAGCTATTGCATCTGTAGGCTGCCAATCGTCATCAAGCTCTATAGAGTGTGCAAAATCAGCAACAGAGACTTGATCAATGTAAGCTAGGGCATCTAGTAGGTCGTCATGTGCCATACGATTAGGAAAATCTACTAATTGACTTGTAAAAGTTTTCCAATCTCTGTCAGGATTGAATGTAATTTGCCCATGCTCCATTCTTCCTTGTAATGCCCAGGTGATTCTGTCGTTTTTCTTCTTACCACCGTGCCTAAGTTCGATAATACTGACCCATTTACCCTCAGTTCGCATTTCATCTTCAAGATAAGGCAAGATTGCGTTCCTAAGTGAGCCTGTTTCTATGCCTACGGTAGCTGATTCGACTTTCATCGCAGAGTAAAGAATCTTTTTTGCAGTTTCTTTGATGTTCCAACGACCATGAAGGATGTCTTTGACCCACCACTTATCACGATCTATCTTGACAATGGCTATAGCAGTCTCATCTAACCTGGAGCGTTTAAGATTTCGCTCTTGTTCGATAGCTTCAAAGCCAGCAGGGTCGATAGCAATAACAAAATTACCTTCTTCTGGCTCATCATCAACCTTAAACCATTCTTCTTTAAAGATACCACCTGAACCTGTCTCAAAAGAAGCCTCAAATTCTTGTCTAAACGACATAGAGGACATTGTTTTTCTTGCAGCTTCAATTTCTTCTTCAGGTAGGAACGGATTATCTGTACTGTTAAACTGAAACGCATCCCAGTCATCATCCTCTAAAGCATCAGTATAAATGTCATAGAAATGATTTTTACCTGCGGGTGTACCAATCATTACGCACTCACCTTTGACATCAGCCAAAGTTGGTCTTAAAATCTGTTCCCACACAACTGGCTTCATAGAAGCGTACTCGTCAAGAACTAAAAAAGACAAACCAACACCACGCAGCGTATCTGGTCTATCTGATCCTTTTAAATAAATCTTGCGACCATTAATTAAAGTTAAAACCGCAGTATTTTCATGTGCCTGGGCAATAAGGTCTTTGCCTAAGTCTTTAAGCATCGCCCACATAATGTCTTTAGCTTGTTGAAAGGTAGGTGCGACATAAAACACATCTTTGCTTTCAGACTGTATGGCTTTAATTAATAATAACCAAGCAGAAAGGTAGGACTTTCCAAATCGTCTACCAGCAGCAACTACTTTAAATCGTTTATTGGAGTGAAATATTTTTAACTGAGCTGGGTGTAGGTCTATGTTTAATTCTGCCATTATGCAGCAACCACCTTTGTTTGTTGTTTTAGACCTTGAAGTATGTGAACTATGACATCAACAGTCCAACCATTACCTAAAGCTTTATAGCGTTGTGTGTTAGATACACCCTCTGTATAGTTATCAGGCAAGGTTTGTAATCTTTCACATTCGATTGGAGTAAGTTTTCTATATGTTGGACCATCAACAACAACATTGTCTTTTTGAACTGTAGTTAATGTGCCTGTTTTTTCATCTAGTCTAGGCTCTAATCTTTGTTCTATTTTAAGATCAGGATTGTAGTCATCTCTTTTGCCTGTTTTTGGATTTATTTTTCTACCAACAATGCGACCACAAATTGGTTCTTCAATATTAAACCTTCCTCCAAGTGTGGCACTTAGAGCTACCATCTTACCTTCTGCTGAATAAACCCTATCTTGTTGATATGTTTGTGTTCCATCTTCCTTTTTAGGATTTACACATAAAACTTTAGCAACACTACTAGCTATAACAGTTGGTGCTTTATACTCAGGGTTGTAAACACGATCAGCCATATCGTATCTACCATCTCTTATTTCAAACTCAGTTATTGAGGCATCAAACTCATCTGTTTTAATATTTAAAATAGCTTTAAGGTCAAACCAATGATGTTCAGAAGGAATACAGAAAAACTCGCTACCAACTTTTCTAAAGTAATGTTCAACTGTAGAAAACTTATCGTTTAATTCTTCTGCGACTTGTTTTTTGTTTTTCTTGCTATTTGCTAAAGCATTTAAAAGACAATGCTGCAAACCTTCAATATCTACTTCATGCTTTCTGACCTTAACTTTTTCAGGAACAATTAAGACTTTAGGATGTGTATTACCTCCACCCATAGTATTAAGCGTTGGAGATTTTCCACTATCAGCATAAACTCTTTTTAAAGAATCGTGACCATTAACATCTGTCGCTGTTGCAGCGTGATGACATAAAGCGTTTTCATTAAAGTCTTTTAATTCACAAGGTCTTTTTACAAAACTAGATATTTGTCCTTTATACATTGTTGCATTAAGACACCTAGCTTTATCATCAGGAGTTTTAACTAAATCACCTCTAACTCGCCCACACCACTCATTGTTTAAATATTGCGGTGGCTCATGGTAAGGTAAATCTTCAAGAACATCTTTTAGCAATATGCCTTTATCTTCAGGTTGTCTAACTCCAGGTATGTTTGTCCAATACAACCTTTTACGATTTTGGGCGGAAAGAAGTGAACTATTAATCATTACAGGCTCTACACCTAAATGCTCAGTAATAACATCTTGATACTCTTGCTTCATCATCACATTCTCAAGCAGAAAGTAATCAGGCTTACATTCTTTTAGCAGTCTTACAAATTCAAAGAATAAGGCACTTCTAGGATCATCAAAGTTAAGCTGCTTACCAGCAAATGAAAATCCCTGACATGGACTCCCTCCCATAAGCAAATTCACATGAGGTAAGTCATCAGCCACGACCTTAGTCACATCACCTAACTGTACTGTTAATGGATGATTCTTTCTCGTAATCTGTTTAGGATATTTCTCTATTTCACTAGCCAGGTAAATACGAGTTGAGATACCAGCCTTTCTAAGAGACTCTTGACCGCAACTTATACCATCAAATAAAGATAAAACGACATCTAGGTCGAACTTGGGTTCGCTCATTCTTCAGCTACATTTACTATTATTTCATCGTCATCTTTCTCCTCGACCTCAACCAAATCCTCGCCAGGTGTCACATCAATAGACTGCTGTATTGAATCTAGGGAAGCAACATTAATAATGACTTGGGAATCGTTCTTTACTCTATTGGGATCAATCGCTTTGTGTACAGGCAAGATTCTGTCCATACACATCTTCAGGCAATGCACATCTCCATCCATAGCTTTCTCGATGACCTTGTTGACTATCTCAGGTGCTTTAGCAGACATTACCTCTCTTGCGAGGGCGGTATATTTGTTTTCGCTGCCTTTTGGTCTACCGTGTGGATTAAGAGGTTTCATGCCCTTTTTAAAGGCTGGATTTCCTCTAGGTTTCTTCTCTTTCGACATTCTTTATATTATACCAAGTGCCAGTTTTTATCTAAAAAAGGTATTGACTATGCTATGCAGTTTTTTGGAATTTGGTTTTTTGTGGTTGGGGTTGTAAATTTAAAGTTACTGAGCGATCAGGTGAGCCTCCCCCTGGCAAGTGATCACATAGCGTAGATTTAGGCGACTTTCTGACTGTTTAAGCTGTAAGGCATAGCATAGCGTAAAGGTTTGAGGGTTAGTGTTCTTTATCTGTATGAGATAAGGAACAACTTACCAATTGAATTAGAACCAAAGATAAATAAAAGAAGGATAGCAAATTTTTTAACTATTAATTTGTAAGGTCCATTGATTAAATACCCTTGTGTATTTCCCTATGTATATTTTTATATATTCTATTGTGTAATTTGGATTTAGGCGAGTTTCTGGCATTAGGTTTAAAGCTCTTATAAAGTGATCTCTTAGCTTACTGTGTAGTAACTGCTGCGACTATTAATATTGTTCTATGTATTGAGTAGGGTTTAAGCGAATATTGGCAACAGTAACAATTGCTAATATTAATTATTTATATAAATAGGTATATACAATTCTATACAATACTATATAATATATATATGGTATAGCGACAAGCCATTAAATTGTCGGAGGATATAGGAAATATTATGAAAAGATTTAAGACTAAAGCACAAGCACAAAAGTATTTAGATTCGCAAACTGTAAACGGATATGACTATGGATTAAGAATCTATTTAGTGCCAATGAAGTATCGCAAAGGCAGACATAAGATAAAGCCTTATGCTGTTACTAGTTACATTCAATGGATTAATTTTGGTTATTAAGGAGAATAAATAATGAAAAAAATTACTAAAGCAACAATAAAAAGTTTTATTAAAAAGAATAAAAACGATCTATATATTAAAACTAAAGATAGATTCAATGGCATGATTGACATGGTAGATGATTGCCAAGATCAAACTATAAGAAAGGTGACTTCAACAGATGATCACAATGATTATAATTTTGGTATTAAAGGTGCTTGGTTTGTTGGATCATCTAGGGATTATTTTAATATTGCTGAGTTTGGACAATTTAAAGGTTATGAGGTTTATAACTGTGTTGGAACTTTTTACTTATTAGTTAAGGAGAATAAATAATGTTTGAATTATTTGATAATGAAACTAAAGAAATGAAGTCTTTTTGTGAAGATAATAATTTTGTCGCTTATCATAGTGGAGGAGGTTGTTATCATTACATGCTAAATGACTCTATTTACACATGGCTAGTAAATGACTTTAATGAACATGAATCTGTACCAAAATCACCTAATGATTTAATAATGGGGGGTTTATGGTTAGATAATGTTTGGGATGAATACGATGATTTAATTGGTGGTAATGCTATTTTTCCAAGAGATAACATAATTAAACATTTAAAAAGTTTAAACATGCAAAATGTTTATTTAGATGATCATGGAAATATTAACACTTGGGATATTAAATTTGTTGACATGATCCCATTAATGAAAAAAATTAACAATGAGATTCAAAAAATCTTAGATAAAGAGAATAAGATAAATAATAGGCAAATTCGTATTGATTATTTAAAAGGTTATAAAGATACAACACCTAAATATTTTTTAATAAATGATCTTATTGAATGGATGGATAAAGAACATTTAGATAAAGTCATAA